TACAGGCAGTGGTTCAGCACAATCACTTACAGGTGTAGGTTTTCAACCTGATTGGATATGGATTAAAAATAGAAGTTATGCTGACCATCATAAAGCAGTAGATAGAGTAAGATGGGTAAGTTCTAGTAACTCTGCTCAATTATCACCTAATCAAACTTCTGCTGCTGGCACACAAGGAATTATTACTTCTTTTGATTCTGATGGTTTTACTTTAACAACAGGAGACAGAGGTTGGAACTCATCTAATGGAGATAATTTTGTTTCTTGGAATTGGAAAGCTAATGGTCAAGGTTCATCAAACACAGACGGAACAATTAATACAACTTACACATCAGCTTCAACAACATCAGGTTTTTCAATATCTACTTGGACAGGAACAGGTAGTAATGGAACTATTGGTCATGGATTAGGTGCTGTTCCTAAAATGCTTATTATAAAAAGTACAAGTAATACACAAGCATGGATGGTTTACCATGTAGGACCAGGTAATAATAGTGAGGGTCAAATAACAAATGGTGCTTTTTCAGCTTCATCAACAGCTTGGCAAGACACAGACCCAACTAATCAAGTTTTTTATGTAAGTGGTTCAGCAGGTGATAGTGTCAATGCTAGTGGATATACTTATGTTGGTTATGCTTTTGCAGAAGTAAAAGGATTTTCTAAAATTGGTTCATATACAGGTAACGGAAATGCTGATGGTACATTTGTTTATACAGGATTCAAACCATCTTGGGTTATGATTAAAAGATATGACTCAGGAACTTTAGATTGGAATATGTATGATAATAAAAGATTAGGATATAATGGTGGTGATGCACCTTTATTTGCTAATTTAAGTAATGCTGAATCTAATGATTATGGAAGAATAGATTTAGTATCTAATGGATTTAAAATTAGAACAAGTAATGACCAATTAGCTAATAATGGTGGCTCATTTTTGTACATGGCTTTCGCAGAAGCACCATTAGTAACATCAGGTAATATACCAGCAACAGCGGGGTAATCTCGCATGTATTTTGGCGCTACACCCTTTTCAGCCGCAGCCTTCTCAGATGTAGGTTTTAATCCTAATGCTTTTGTCAATGTCCTTGGATCAAGGATTAATGTAAACATTGGCAACTCCACAATATCTGGAAATGCTAGTTTCTCAGTCACAGGTAATCGAGTAAATATATCTACCGGTAATGTAACTATTATTGGTAAAGCTAGAGAAGTATTATCGGGCAACGGATTAGAACTAGGTATTGGTAATGCTCAAGCTTCTATTGGTAAAGATGTTCCGGTAACAGGAAACAGGGTTAATTTATCAAAAGGCAGTGTAACCGTAACAGCAGGATCTAAACCACCTATCGTAGGTAACAGATTTAATATTGGTACAAGTGATGTAACAATTATAGGTAAATGTAATCTATCTGTAACCGGTAATAGAGTTAACTTGACTATCGGTAATGCAGTTGCTAAAGCAAATGCTACAGCTATCGTTAGTGGTAACAGAGTCAATATATCAACTAGTGATGTAACCGTTGTAGCTAAGGCTAAAGCTTTACCTTCTGGTAATAGACTAAATGTAGCTACTTCTGACGTAACACTTAGAATGTGGGAAGCAGTTCCTACTAACGCAACTCAAACTTGGCAACAGACAGGACCGTAATATGTTTTTTGGAGCAACTTCATTTTCAGCAACAACTTTTGCAGGGGTCGGAATACAGAATGTAGTGGTCCTACCAAATGGTAATAGGCTCAATATTACTATAGGTAATACGACTGTAGGGTTTGGAACAACTGTTACAGGTAATAGATTTAACCTTGCAAGTGGTGGTGTTTCTGTGATATCATGGAACCCGATAGATCCAAATGCAACAGGGGTGTGGGTCCCTATAGATCCATTGAACCCATAGGAGAAATATGGCATCAAGTTATTCGACGAATTTAAAACTAGAATTAATAACAACCGGAGAAAAGTCCGGAACCTGGGGTACAATAACCAACACTAATTTACAACAATTAGAACAAGCAGCATCAGGATATATATCTGTAGATGTTGCAGCAAGTGATGTAGCATTAGCTATTAGTAACGGTGCTATATCAAATGGTAAAAATTTATATTACAAACTTACAGGTACACTAGCAGCTAACAGAACTGTAACATTACCAGACTCTACAGAAAGAGTTGTGATTATAGAAGATGCAACTACTAGAGGATCTAATAATCGTACATTGACATTTAAAACGGCATCAGGGAACGGGGTAACTATACCTGTTGGTTCAAAATCTTTATTATATTCTGATGGTACAAACGTTAACAAAGGTTTAATAAACAAAGGATACTACACAGTACCTGGAGCTTATACAGCTGTTGATGGTGATCAATTATTAGTTAACACATCTTCTGGCGGTATTAATAGTTCAGTTACTATAACACTACCAGCATCACCGGCTATTGGAAACGAAGTACATTTTATTGATAGCGGAAACTTTCTTGCATCAAACAATCTTACAATTTCAAGAAATGGTTCAAACATCTTAGGGTCAGCTTCTAATCTAACAGTCAACGTAAATGGTGCAGCCTTTACATTAGTTTATGTAAATGCAGCAAGAGGCTGGGCTTACAAAGATAAAATATAGGGGCGTATAGATGGCTCTAGTAGAGTATAGATTTCTTCCCGGAATAGATAAACAATCGTCAGATTCAGGTGCAGAAAACAGATGGATAGATTCTGACAACGTAAGATTTAGATATGGTCAACCAGAAAAAGTTGGTGGCTGGTCTTCTTTAATTACAGATACAATGGTAGGTGTAGCAAGAGCTATGCACGCATTTACTGATTTGTCTGGTAATAGATATGTTGCAATAGGAACTGATAAATTTTTACTTATATATTTTGAAGGACAACTTTATGATATTACACCGCTTAAAACTACTTTAACATCTGCAACGATTGCAACAACAAACGGTTCACCTACTTGTACAATTACAAAAGCTGCACATGGTTTATCTGTTGGTGACATTGTACAATTAGATAGTGTCACATTACCAGGTGCTACAGGTTATCAAAATTCTGATTTTGAAGATAAAAATTTTCAAGTAATAACTGTTCCAACAACAGGTACATTTACAATTACACAATCTAGTAATGCAACAGGGACTGTATCAACAGGTGGTAGTTTAAGTATTAAACCTTTTGAACCAGTTGGACCAAGAGCACAAACATATGGTTATGGTTGGGGTGTTGCTAGTTGGGGTAGTGGTAACTGGGGAGAAGCAGCGGCAGCATCTGATGTATCTCTTGAACCAGGTTTATGGTCTTTAGATAATTTTGGTGAAGTATTAATTGCAACAGTTGCAAACGGAAAAACTTTTACATGGAATGGTGGAGCAGCAAGTCCACTTAACAATAGAGCATCTACAACTACAACAAATTTTCAAACTACAAACAACCCAACAGCAAGTAGAATTACACTTGTGTCACCAACAACAAGACACTTAATACATCTTGCAACAGAAACAACTATTGGAACTACAACATCACAAGATGATATGTTTATAAGATTCTCTGATCAAGAAGCGATCAACACTTACGCACCAAGTGCAATTAACACTGCAGGTACACAAAGACTACAAGATGGTACTAAAATTGTTGGTGCATTAAAAGCCAAAGAAACAATTCTTATTTGGACAGACAATGCATTATACACAATGAAATTTATTGGTTCTCCATTTACATTTGGATTCGAACAAGTTGGTACTAACTGTGGATTGATAGGTAAGAATGCAGCTGTTGAAATAGATGGTATTGCATTTTGGATGTCACCAAAAGGATTTTTTGCATTTGATGGTACAGTTAGATCTTTACCATGTACTGTTGAAGACCATGTGTTTGAAAATT